TACCTAGCTACTCAGCATCTATGCCTTATGCACTTTTAGAAGAAGAAATTTCAGCATACTTAATAAATGAAACACAAAATGGCTTTTCAGGAACAAAAGTGGTCAATTTTAACAATGGTATCCCTGACAAAGAAAAACAAATACAGATAAAAAATGATATTTTAGGAAAATTGACAGGTTCATTAGGAGACAAAGTCATAGTAGCTTTTAATGCAAACCAAGAATCCTCAACAACTGTTGAAGATATATCGCTAAATAATGCACCTGAGCATTATGCTTACTTAGCTGAAGAATGTGTTAAAAAATTAATGGTAGGTCATCGAATAACCTCGCCACTTTTACTAGGAATAAGAGAATCTGGTGGAGGACTTGGAAATAATGCAGACGAAATTCAAACTGCAACCGATTTATTCTTAAATATTGTTATTAAGCCTGCTCAGGACATTATTATAGACGCTTTAGACGATCTTTTAGCAACTAATGACATAGCTCTTAATCTTTACTTTAAAACGCTTAAGCCATTAGATTTTATGGATAAAGATACTGATCTGACAGACGATCAAATTGAAGAAGAGACAGGAATCAAACAAGAAGACATAAATGAAGAAAAAGTTGAAGTTGATTTAAAGAAAATTGATGGAAAGCTAGTGTTTGAAACACCTGAAGAAGCAGAAGAGCAAGCTGAAAAGCTAGGTTGTAGAGGTTCGCATACTCATAAAGACGAAGACGGAAAAACTTGGTACATGCCATGTGAATCACATGAAGATTATCCACAGTCTATGAGTTTAACTAAAGAGGATTTAAATGAAGAGGAAACTAAAAACATCTTAGGTATTCTAGCAGAAGCAGGTGAGAAAATGAGTGATAATTATGTTTTTGTAGATGAAATTGACAACGATGAAGATATTGACAATGAGGACTGGGCAAACTACCTTATAAATGAGAAAAAAAGTACTCTTTCTAAAATCAAAGGACTGCTAGGTCTCGCTGATGAAATAGATTCTAAAAAGAAAGGTAGTTCATATAGTGACTTAGATTCTAAAAATGGATTATATAAAATAAGATACACTTATGCAATAGGCTCAAACAAGCCAAGTAAAACACAAAGAGACTTTTGTGCAAATATGATGGACATGGCTAGAGCAGGTATTGTATGGACTTTAGAAGATATTGACAGAGCAAGCAGAGAGGGTGTTAACAGAGAGTTAGGTCATAAAGGTAGAGCTTACGATTTATTTAAATTTAAAGGAGGCATTTATTGCAGACATAAATGGAGAAAAGTTTTATACAGATTAGAAAGCAATACTGAGCCATCTGAAAATCTTTCTAATTATAAAAAAACTAGAACTATTCCTAAAACATATAACAGAAATCCTAGAGGCTCAAAACAGGCAGCAACAGCTCCTGAAAATATGCCTAATAGAGGAGCATATCCAAAATAAAATTTAAACTATGGCACAGGTATTATTTATAAATAGAGACGATTTAGTTAGATTTACTTCAGCTAATGGAAATATTGATACAGATAAATTTATTCAATATATTTTTATTGCTCAAGAAATACAAATTCAGAGATTTTTAGGCACTGAATTATATGAACAATTAGAAAATAAAATCGCAGGAAATACATTAGCAGGACACTATTTAACCTTAGTACAAGATTATATTAAACAGCCACTTTGTCACTGGGCTATGGTTGAATTTCTTCCTTACGGTGCTTATTCAATTTCTAACAATGGTATATATAAACACACCTCTGAAAATGCTGTAAATGCTGATAAAAACGAAGTAGATTTTTTAATTGAAAAAGAAAGGACTACAGCTCAATACTTTTCAAACAGGTTAATTGATTATTTACAGGATAATTCGCCTGCTCAATTTCCTGAATACTATGCAAATAGTTTTCCTGATATATATCCAGATGACACAGCAAATTTTGGTGGATGGCAGTTAAGTTAAAAACAAAAAAAGAGCAAGAAAAAAACGAAATCTTGCTTAAAAAATATTTAGAAAATAAAGTAGAACAAATTAAAAATAAAACACATTGGCGACATTTACAGGACAATTAATTTCAGCTACTTACGATGCTATTCTAAAAACTATTGACAACGATGCTATAGGAGGGACAGCGAAACAACTTACAGACGGACTTGGAAATGTAACTCCTTTATATGTTTCAACAACTCAAATAGGAATAGGCATAACACCGACAGAAGCTCTTCACATTTCCGGAAATGCATTAATAACAGGTTATGCTACAATTTCTGGTGATTTAGCATGGGGAACTCTTACAGATACAGGACAAAGCATTTCAATTACAAAATTTGTCGATCAATCAGACGGAATTGCTAACAATGACAATGACACTACAATTCCTACATCAGCTGCCGTTAAAGACTTAATAGATTCGAGTATAACTGCTCAAGATTTAGATTTTAGTGGTGATGGAGGCACAACTGGAGCAGTTGATTTAGATTCACAGAGCTTATCAGTTATTGGAACTACAAATGAAATTGAAACAAGTGCATCAAATCAATCTTTAACCATAGGCTTGCCAAGTAATGTTACAATTGGTAATAATTTAACTATTACTAATGACATAACAACCAATGGAAATGCGGAATTTGACGGAACTATTAGTCAAATTAAAAATTCAACTACAGTAACTAAGTTTACTGGTGTAACTGGAAGTGGTTTTAATGCGAGTAAATTACAATTTTTTTATAATACAGATTTAAAAATAGAACTTGACGGAGAAACTGGAAATGGTATATTTGCCGGTAAGGTAAGCTCTTCATCTACAGTTTCAGGTGATAGTAGTTTAACATTAACTACAAAAGATTATGTCGATGCTTCCGTAGCTTTACACGATACTTTACAGGAGGTTTTAGCAGTTGGAAATACAACTGGAGGAACAGACATAGCTATAACAGCAGGTGACAAAATTACAAATTTCACATCTACAGGAATTGATGACAATGCCACTTCTAATGTATTGACAATAGCTGATGCTAGTTCAACTTTTGCAGGTAATCTTGGTGTCGGGATAACACCAGTTGCAAAATTTCAAGTTTCTGGTGATAGTGGTGGTGCTGATTCAATTGCTAGATTTCAAAACACAAATTCAGATAAAGTTACAAAATTACAATTATTAGACAGTGCAGGAGCTGTTGGCGATGTTTTCATTGCTTACGACCATTCAGATGCAAGTTCAGCTAATCATTTTTTAGGTATGGGCGTAAATAATAATACAGCATTTAAACTTGATAATAATGATAATTCAACTTTTGCAGGTAATGTAACAGCTAATGGTAATGTAACAATAGCTAATTCTTCTCCTGATTTATATCTTTTTCCAACTGGCAATTTTCATTCTTTTAGAGTTTCAGCACAAGAAAATGTAGCTAATACTTTTGAAATTACACCATCAACAACAGCAGGTGGGAGTACATATTCAAACCCTGCGTTATCTATATCACATACTGGAAACTCAACTTTTGCAGGAAATTTAGGAATAGGAGTAACTGCTCACGCAACTGCTTCCTTAAATATTACAAATACAAACCAACACATACGATTAAATAATGGTTCAGAACTTGGTATTATAAATCTTGATGCAGATGGTAAATTAGACTTTTGGGCTCACGGAACTGACGAAACAATAAACTTTAGAACTGGAACTGGTAGTGGTACTGTTACTATGAGCGTAGTTGGAGAAAAAGTAGGAATAGGAACTGATGACCCTGATTATACACTTCATTTGTTAAAATCATCTGGAGATACAGAAATGTATATAAATGGTCAAAATGGTCAGTCAAGTTTAAGAATGGGATTAGACGCCAGAAATTGGCAAATTAAAACTGCTGCTGCGCCTTATCTTTGGTCACTTAACTATGTTGGAACAGATGCTCCTTTGTCAAATATTATTACTGCAAATGTAGGTGGAAATGTAGGAATAGGAACTGATTCGCCTAGCGGTAAAGTTGATATTCTTGGTTTAGATTTAAATATTGGTGCTGATAATGGTGCTCCAACAACAAGAACTAATTCTACTGTCAAAGTTGGTGTAATTACATCCCCACATTATACAACAGCAGAAGAAAATTTTACAGGGATGCTTTTAGTTGGAAATACTACAGCTAATGAAGTAATTCTAGGAGGTGGAACAAGTACTTATAATTCAGCTACACAAATTAAATTTTATACTGGTGCTAATTCTACAACAGTAACAGGAACAGAAAAAATGCGTATAACATCTGGGGGAAATATTAATTTAGGTACAGGTAGTTTAACACAAGTATCATATCAATTAAGGGTAGATTCTGATTTTGATAATGGTATTTATATGAGTGCAGGTTCAT